TGTAAAAATATCAGACATTTATTTACCTTTAAGTTAACAATTAAGACTTTTAATTATTATAAACTAAAAGCCTGTTCCATCTCCTTATCTATATCCATGAGAGAGTTAAACACTCGATCATCATTCGACCCTGGAGTTGAACTACCACTAGAGCCTGATGAAGCTGCCGAAGAAGGTCTTTCACGAACTTTCTTCATTTGATCCATCATTTCGCCTTTTGTATTCTGAGCTATTCTGTCATCCTTCACACCTTTATTCATCAAGTAATAAATATCATCGTAAGTTAGAGGTCTCGATTGCGCAAATTGCACAACTTGTTGAAACTGGTCATCGCTTAGTTGATGCCTACTACGAAAGTCTTGTTCCGCAGAAACGCGGTTACTTTCTTCTTTTGACTTTTGGGCGAACTGACCAAGACGTTTTTGCACTACACCATCAATGGTGGAGTTCAATAACTTTCCTGAGTCAGAATCGGGATTATCAATAGCTTCGTCATAGTCAAAGACGAAGTCTTCATCTAGTCCTAGTCTTTCCTTGAGATTACCAGGTGTTGAACCTCCCCCTTCATAATAACCCTTAATATGGGATATTAAGCTAGGGTCTTCTCTCATGTCATCTAAGATAGGCGCATAAGGCTCAAGTTCGTCCAGTCTGCCTTTCAGCTTCGTGGCCTCTCTGCTTGAATCCTTATACCTTTTTTCGTAATTGTGACCTTGTTTATCGACTGATTCTTCGCGAGGGCTATTCATAGCCGTTACGCTGTCGTGCTGGACGGTCTCCCCAGCACTATCTAGTACAGCACCATTTACTTGTCTGTCTAACTCATCAAAGAAGTCAGCGGAAGACATGTCTTGAGTTTCGGAGCTGTTATCTTCTAACAGGTTATCGTTTTGCTCTGTTTGCAGTGCCATAATGTACCTCCATTAATTTAACTGCGTTAAGTTACACCTTTCAACTTGTTTTTTCTGTTGTTTTTGATTGATCTTTCATTAAGCTGCGTAAGTACTTTTGCTGAGCTTCAGTCTCAAGTACATCTTTTCTTACTTCAGTATCAGCTGTCCTAACTTTATCTTTTATTCCAGATTGGATAACTTGTCTTGATAGTGTTTCAATAGTACCATCACGATCTTTCAGCTCTTCAGTAAGTTCCTCTAATTGCTGCTTAAGTTGAGCATATACACTCTTTCTCCGTATAATCTGCTCTTTATTTCTTATATCTGTTTCAGCTAACATTGCTATATCATCAATAAGTCCTGATTGGAACCACCTAAAGTATTCTTCAATCAAAGCCCATCTGTTAACTGGTTGTGTAGAACCTCCAACATATCTCACATCAAATTTAGTTGAAGCATAATCATTCCATCTATTCATCACATCACCAAAATCATTATATATAGGAACGTTAATCTCAACGTTCTTCTCACCATGGCCACCTGCTTCAGGTTGAATAATTCTAAATACTTTATGAGCCGTATATGTATTCTGAGCTGTTTCCATAAAGATTTTACCTAAATGTTCTAATGCAGGTTCCATTATAGTCTGACTCCATGCTTTTATTCTCCTAGTACCATACTCATCTAAAGCAAGCATACCTCTATATGTTTCATGCTTTTCAGACTCTACACCTTGCAAAGCCCCTGGTATTCCTGATATATATTCTATATCTTGCTTTCCTTGTTGTGTAATACTAAAGAAAGCTTGGTTAAGAGGTAAAGGTTGTACTGGAGTCGGAGGAGTAAATCCTTGTCTAAATTTTAATAAAGCACCTGGTGATGAAGAATATTTCTCCCATTCATCTTCAGGTACTGACCCTTCCTCATAAAGCCATCTTAGATTAGAACTTAGATTAGCATTATGAAGCATTATCTGGTGAGATTTATTTATTTCTTGCTGTTTACCTACTAAAGGAGTAACTGCACTCATAGCATATGGAGTTCCTGTATAAGTATAAGGAAATGGTACTATTGGATAGTCAGTATTAGCTAAATAATATTCATATAATAAAGCATCACCTGCAACGCACGTGACCTTCACTCTTGTATCATGGAATTTTACTAAATCAACAACTGCACCTGAGAAATCTTCGTTATCAATAAGAGTCTTATACTCATCTTCACTAACAACCCTATTCTCAACTTTAGATACTTCTTCAGTAACTTGAGCTTCCATAGCTGCTTGCTGAGATTGTATTGCTTGCTGAGTTTCTTTCTGAAGTTTCTCTAATTCAAGCATAGCCCTCGACTCAATAATCTCACCATTCTCTAAAGCCATCCTAATACCAAGTTCTTTTTCTTCAGCTGCAACAGTTAATTCTTTAACAATAGAGTCCATTCTTTCCTCAACCATACCATTGATACGCTCCATTTCTTGAGGACTTGGAGGAACTCTCATAAATATATTATAAAATGGTAGTTTCTCTCTTGAGTACAATTCATAAAAATCTATAATATCATCATCTTTACCATCAGGTAAATAAGCTCTCGAACCCATATCTTCAAACTGAACACTCTCGGATGAGGTTATATCCCTTAAACTGGCAGAACCAAATTGGTTAACCGAACCTGCAGCTTTCTTTATCTTAGCTTTATGATCTGGGAGTAAATTAATTAAATGACTCTTAGGTAAATCTTTCTTTACTACAATATAAGAAGCATCTCTAAATAGAAAATCACGACTCATAGGATCAACATATACATCAAAAGGCTCAACACGTTTAAAAACAACTTCTCCCATGCCTCTATCTTTATCAGCATCAATATCAACCATCATATATCCAATGCCTTTAGTAAAGCAATCTTGGACTACTTGTGAAAATAAAGACTTACCGTTAGATATATACCAACAATAAGAAGCTATATCAGAATGAACAGCCGCTATATCAATATCAGAACCTTCAGCTCCTACAGCCTGCCACCTTGGACTATTTGCAGTTACAAAGTACTTCATCATCTCAATAGCAGGAGTTATCCTATTAATAATAAAGTCAGGCATTCCAGCTTCTTGTAAATCATCTCTTTCCTGAGCTGTCAACTGGTCATTAAGATAGAAGTCATATCCCCTTTGATTAATACTTCTCCACTTCTGTCTTTCATTAGACGCAGCTTTTTGCCACAATTCTCTAACTGATTCAGCTTTCTTCTTATTACTTAATCTAGGCATGATTAATAACTAAAAATCTTATATTTACCAATTGTACCAACCTCTTTTACAATAGAAAAATCAAAAGACTTTTTTCCTTTCATTTTATTTATCTCATCTTCAGTAAAATAGAATTGGCCAGCTACAGGATTTATCCCACCAGACATCAAACCATTCGCAATTCTCAAAGCTTGGTCCCATCTGGACTTACTTGAATCAGGAACTTTACCACTCATAGCTTCCTTATAAGGCTGATTAGAAAATTTTACAGCAGAAAACGTACTATCCATTAACGTATCAAAATCCTTATTTCTCCATTCCTTTTTTCCAACTCTATTTACAAACGAACTACCAGCTAATATCATATAACTCTCCCTTTGTTTATCATCTTTAACCCCAGCAGCCTCTCCATATATCGCAGCAGCTAACTTACGTACATTTTCACCTTGAATTGGATTATCAATAGATACCATCCTATCCATAACCTGTTGGTCGCTTATAGGTTTAGTTTGTACTTGAGGACCGTTAGACATATTTATCTCCCTTTACCCCACTTTAAATCAAGAGGAACAGATATTCCAACATTAAAATCATAATTACGCAATCCGTGACCTGACCTCCTTCTTTCATAATCACCACTAATCGTAGCTTCTCCTACAGGAAATGCAAAACTACCTCTAGTAAATGGAGTAGCCTTAAAACTTTCTCCCCCACCACCTGAAAACTGCATACCTAAAAGGTCATATATAGATTGCATATAAGACAAATCGCCTTGCAAACCAGGATCACGCTCCCTTGAAGATGCTGACCCTATAACCTTCATCTTACCAGATGGATACCTATTTCTAGTCACCTGGTTCCACATTGTACTTGATTTTTGATATCCTCCATCTAACGCTCTACTCTGAGCTAAAGCCCTCATCGCTAAACTAGGACTCGTAGTAAAAGATGAACCAGGATAAGATGTAAGTGTTTTTGGACTATTATTTCCGTTTGACATTATGCTACAACCCAGCTTTTAGCTTTACGCTTTGGTTTATACCACTTTCTCTTATCTTCATTTCGTTTCATATTTGGGGGAAAAGCATGCACAGTTGAATAATAAAGTGACTCGATGGTATCGTCGTGGGACATTTTTGGCCCGAATGTAATGATTTCGTTAATCAAATCAAACATATTTGTTCGTAAAAAGACTGTTCCCATGCTAAAACGGCCTGAAAGACCTGAATATATACGATTTCTCTTGTTTTGGCCGCCTGGTTTCTCAGGAATAACTGATATATCGAACCTATTTAACCTACGCCTCTCATCATTCATAGCCTGAAATATACTTCTATTCATAGCAACGTCTTCAACAGTTGCAGAAACACAATTATACTTACCGTACAAAGAAATAATATAATCAACGACTCCACTACGTCCCAGAATAGCCCCGGTTGATGGGTCTTTCGACCCAATAGTCGGAATAGACCTATGCCTCTCGTATTCAAGTACGTAGCAGTTGTTGTTAACATCAATAGCAACAACCATAATAACACTAAAGTCTGCGTGCTTTGTGTCAATATCTGTGGCAGGATCGCAACCGATGAAAATATTAACTGGTACTTCTTGTGTATCAAGGCCGCTATCAATAACTATGTAGTTAACATCGTCTTCATTTTTATAATACCCCTCCCAATACCTTATATGCTTTCTCGTCCATACAGCGTCCTCCTCGCTCATGACTTCCATCATATACTCTTGATAGAACTTCTGAGGCTGACCAGAGTCAGAATAAAACTTCTTCTTCTCCTTTAACTTTTTACTGGGAAAGAATGATGCCCAGAGAGGCGTTCCATCTGGTTGCAATGCTTTATATGTAATTACTTCCCAGGCAAATTCCTTCCCATCCTTAGTAGCCTTTGAATGCTGAGTAAGCAAATTATTAATAAAGGAATCATAATGTACGGGAGTTCCATTAACACGGAGCCGACCAGTATGAGGCTCAAGAGCGGGATAAACAACGGCAGTGACAAGATTCGCATTTTTATCACGTGCCTCCCTCGTAATTGTATTCGCTTCATGTTCAAAATCATCTAATACTATCAAGTCG